GCCGAGGGCCCGACTCGGGAATACCAAGGTTGTCCGGTTAGGTCCCCTGACCGAGCCGGTGTCATCATCAGGTGTCTGACGGGGATGTCGGGGACGATATTAATCGTCACCGTCACCCCTCGCCGGAACGCCGAGAAGATCTCAGCTCGGGAGCGGGTTCCCACCTCCGAGCACCAACTCCTGCGGACACCGCAGGGGAAGGACCCGGGGCGTTTTAGCCCACAGAGAAATAATTTCTCTGCGAGGTAGAAACCCGCCGAAGAGCGAAAGGCCTTCGAGACGTTGGCGAGCCCATTGGTATCCTTGAGGAGGGTCTCGTAGGAGGATATGGCTGTAGTAGTCATCCCCCCCGCGAGATCATCCCCTCGGACCAGTACGGCCGCCACACCCGAGGTGACCCTGGAGTGTGCGATCCCAGGCGCGGGGAAGAACACGTTCCCCCCGCGACTGAGGCCCAAACACGCCAGGTCGGCAAGGGCAAGGTTGTAGAGGCAGAGGAAGAACCAGGAGAGTGGCGATCCCATAAGGATCCCCACGAACCTGTTTTCAACCTCGACCTCAAACAATGTACCCTTCCGGACATTTGGTAAACCCGGTTCCTCCATCTCGTAAACGAGACGGGAGGGACCCACTAGGAGGCGAACCAGTCTAACCAACCTAGAGTCGGACTCCAAACCGAGCCCTAATGAGAGGCCGGAGAGGAGGGACTCCACTACATCAAGTGGGATCCGGTCCGTGGCGGAAGTAAGGTCAGCAGAGTACCACACCGGCGCCGGCCGCCCCTTCAGGACCTTCACCGCGTTGTCAGCCAACGACAGACTGCTTTCTAGCAGCTGCCGGTCGGTTAGATCAACGCGGGGATCGTCCTCCAGGAGCGGCCAAAGCGCACGGCGGGCGGCATTGCCGGCCACCGTGAGGTAGCCGGCAGGTGCCGTTACCACCCGTGCTTTGTAACCTTCCTCCGCCAGGGCCACCACCCTGTAGGTTGGTTCCTTGAATGAGTCTACGTCCTCGACGCGTGCGGCTGGGATCTTCGGCTCCCGCACAAGAGGGGGGATAACTTCCCCCACCTTGGACGAGAGCCGACGGTCCCGGGCCCAGAGGTGTAAGTCAGCCTCGTCCAGGCACCACTCGGCGAGGGCGGAGATGTCCTCGGTCTCGCTATAAAGCGAGTCCAGAACATCCTCGTCCCCGTCGAAGGCCATGGACGCAAGCTGGCGAAACCTCCCGGCAAACCGCTGCCGAAGGTCGGCGATCTGGCCACCCTTCATCCGGGAGACCTCGGCCGCAGCGGAGTTCGACAGGTTTGTCGAAACCCGCTCGCGGACCGACGCTTTGCGTTCGAGGGCCCATTTAAAGGCCCAAGAGCGCATTGCGTTCAGGACCACCGGGGGGCTTCGAAACGCAGTCTCGAAGCACCGCCGGTGTTCC